GCGGGACGGCGAGCGCAACGAGGCGCTGGACACCTTCGTTTATGCCACCGCTGCCCTGCACGGTCTCGTCGCCATGGGGCTGCGGCTGAACAACGAAGCGGCGGCAATGGCGGTGCTGCCGACGCGGGGAGCGCCGGTCATGCCGGGCACGATCCCCGCCACCCGCCCGGCGCTGGCGCCTATCCGGTCGCGGTGGATGGGGTAGTATACGGGATCGTCATTGGCAATCCTTGCCAACCACGTTAAGCTCCCCGGATCGTAGGGAGTTTCACCATGCCCACTCGAAACGTCAATCTGACCGACGACCAAGACGCCTTCGTTGAAAGGATGGTCAGGGCCGGAAAATACCAGAATGCCAGCGAGGCGATGCGCGACGCTGTGCGCGGATTGCAGCAGCGCTGGAACGAGGATGAACTGAAGCTCATGGCCTTGCGCGAGCAGATCAAGGCAGGTGCCGAGGCCCTGGATCGCGGCGACTTCACCGAGGTGGATGACGCCGACCTCGACGCGACCCTCGACAAGCTAGCCTCCAATTAGGCTCGGCTATTGATGGCGCGTTATCGTCTCTCCGGTCCCGCGAAAGCGGATATCTCCTCCATCCTGCGCACCAGCGAGACGCAGCATGGCAGGGACGCGCGCATCCGCTATCGCGGCCTGCTGACGGCGGCGATGCGCCGGATTGCAGCCGCCCCGCACGGGCTATCGACTACGGATCGAGACGAACTTCTCGCCGGATTGCGCAGCCTTCATATCCGCCACAGCCGAAACGAGAGCCGCGAGGCGCCAGTTGGCGATCCCGTGCATGTGATTTTCTACCGCGTCGTCGAACCCGAACTCGTCGAGATCGTGCGCGTGCTGCATGATCGGGCCGAGCCAAATCGGCATGTCGATTCCGCGAACAAGAACACCGAAACGAACGGTGACTGATACCGATCCATATCTGGCTCACCCGCAACAAGGACCCAAATGCCGCTGCGAAGGCAGCCGTACACCACAGGCATAAAAATACTAACTAATTAATAGACAGCAATACATAGAACGGTCAGATCAGTGAGAGAATGAGAATTTGTCATGGGGATAAAGCTGAACACCGCTGATTTTATCGAACGTTCAAAAATTATCCACGGCAACCGATATGATTATTCTAAAAGTAATTATGTAACCAGCACATCCTTTGTTGTCATAGTTTGCCCGATTCACGGCCAATTCCGTCAGAGGCCCAAAAACCATATGCGAGGAGACGGCTGCAACAAATGTGGGGAAAATCGCGCTGGTTTAAAACGAAAAGGCACCTCGGCCGATTTCATAGAACGAGCAAATAAATTACATGGGAACCGTTACGATTACAGCCTAACCGAATACGTCGGTGCCCGCGAAAAGCTCACGGTAATTTGCCCGGAACATGGTCATTGGCAAGTTCAAGCTGGCTCACACCTTGCAGGAACAGGTTGCCCAACTTGCGGTGGCCGAAAACAACTCTCGACAAAAGAGTTCTTGCGTCGGGCAAGGGCGAAGCATGGGGATAGGTTTGACTACTCGAAAACCGTCTACATTAACGCTGATACAAAAATGCTATTCAGTTGCCCAGATCATGGCGAGTTTCTCCAGACATCTAGTGGCCACCTTAAGGGCCGAGGCTGTCCAAAATGCAACAAGCGACAAAGAGGATTAAGTAGACGTGGAAACACAGATCATTTCGTGAGTCGCGCCAATGATGTGCACGGCAACAGATATGATTACTCAAAATCAGAGTACGTCAAATCCGATTCAAAGGTCATCATTATATGCAAAAAACATGGGGAGTTTTTCCAGACCCCGGCCAACCACTTGCAGGGGTTAGGCTGCAAACTGTGCGGTTACGAGAATGCGGGGCAATACCATAAAAAAGATACTATTAAGTTCATCAAAGCAGCCCGTGAGGCCCACGGTGACAGGTATGATTACTCAAAGACAGAGTACGTTGGCGCACGAGAGAAGCTCACGATCACATGCCCAGTTCATGGCCCATTTGAACAGATAGCGGGTGTGCATCTGCGTGGGGCTGGTTGTGAAGCGTGCTCGTATGAGGAGCGCGCCGAACAGCAACGAATGACATTTGACAAGTTCATAAGTCGCGGATCAGAGGTTCACGCAAATTTTTACGATTATTCGTTGGCACGCGAGAAGTTCAGAGGCGGAAGCGACAGGGTTCCGATAATTTGCCCTGAGCATGGTGTGTTTGAACAAGCTCCAGTGACACACTGCCAAGGGCGGGGTTGCCCTGTTTGCCGCTACGTGAAGTCAGCAGAAGGCAATCGAAAAGCCCCAGAGGCGTTCATCAGAAACGCAATTGCCATTCACGGGGATACCTACGACTACTCCCAGACAGAATACAAAGGCGCCCACGACCACGTAACAATCATCTGCCTGATTGATGGCCCTTTTACCCAGAGCCCGACAAGTCACCTTAGCGGCACTGGATGCCCGAAATGCAGTCGCCGCGCCCAGGGGGCGCCAAGAAACTTGGTCCGAGCGTTACGGGGGGAATTCGATGCTCCGAAGCCATCATTCGTCTACCTGATACGCTTCAAGCTCCCATGCACCGACAATAATCTGATTAAGGTTGGCAGCGGTTCGGGGACGCGAATGCAGACTGTCATCGCCAGCATCAAGAGGGTCGGCGGGACGGATATGGAGGTGGAAAAGCGATATTTTGAAACCAGTGGGGAGGCTATTGTTTTTGAGCACATCGCTCACGATCAAGTGATGGAAACCAAGTTTCCCGTTCCCGCAGAGTATAAATTTCCAGGCTATTCTGAGGTGTTTTGCCGAGAGCCCAACTTGGTAGCTGTAGATAACCACCAGACCCTAGAAAGATTTAGAAATGGAGATCGTTGGGATCCTCGGAAAATAAACGACCTATAATGCCATACATTCCCAAACTCTCTGAATAGCCAGGGAATCCGCCGCCTCCGATAATCGAGGGCATGTGGAAATCCCTTCTCCGTGCCGTTGGTCTCGACCGCCGCCGCTCGTTTGACGCGGCTGGCGGTGGTCGGCGTTGGGATGGCGCCCGCACGGTGGACGGGCTCAACGGCTCGATCCAGGCGGGAGCAACGATGGCGGCCCGGCGGGCGGGCTGGTACGCCCGCAACAATCCCTGGGTGTCGGCGGCGGTGCAGTCCCTGGCCGCCAACGCGGTGGGGGCCGGCATCAAGCCGCGCTCGCGCCACCCCAACGCCAAGGTCCGCAATACCCTGCATTCCCTGTGGGACCGATGGACGGATCGGGCTGACGCCGCCGGCCTGACCGATTTCTACGGCCTACAGGCCCTGGCCTTCCGCGCCATGGTCGAAAGCGGCGAGAGCTTCGCCCGCCTGCGCGTCGCCGAGGATGTTTCCCCCCTGCCCCTGACCATCGACCTGCTCGACCGCGAGCAGGTGCCACTCGACCTTCACCGCGATATTGGTGGCGGCGCCCGCATCCGGGCCGGCATCGAGTTCGCCGCCTCGGGCCGCCGCGTCGCCTATCACTGCTATGCCCATCGCCCCGGCGATGCCCTGGCGCCGCTGTCGCTCGACACCGTGCGTCTGCCGACCAGCGACATGGCCCACCTGTTCCAGCCGCTGGCGCCTGGGCAGGTGCGCGGTATCACCTGGATGGCCCCGGTTCTGCTGCGCGTCCACGAACTCGATCAGTACGAGGATGCCGCCCTGGTCAAGGCCAAGGTCGCCGCCCTGTTCACCGGCTTCATCCGCGATCCCGACGGCACGGTGGCCGGCTTCAACGACGGCAGCGGCATCGGTGGCGTGCTCCAGGTCGGCATGGAACCGGGCAGCCTGATCCCGCTGCCGCCCGGCGCCGACATCCAGTTCTCCGACCCGGCTGATCCCGGCGATTACGGCGCCTATACCAAGACCCACATCCGGGCCATCGCCAGCGGGCTGGGCCTGCCCTACGAACTGGTCTCCGGCGACCTGGAAGGCGTCACCTATTCCAGCATCCGGGCCGGGCTGGTGGAATTCCGCCGCCGCATTGAGCAGGTCCAGCACACGGTCCTGGTGCATCAGTTCTGCCGCCCGGTTTGGGAGCGCTTCGTGCGGCTCGCCGTCCTGGCCGGCCGCCTTCCCGCCGCCGCTTTCGACCGCGATCCGTCCGCCTTCCTCGCCTGCGACTGGCTGCCGCCCAAATGGGATTGGGTCGATCCGCTGAAGGATGCGCGGGCCGAGATCGAGCAGATCAAGGCGGGGCTGAAGAGCCGCAGCCAAAGCATTGCCGAACGCGGCTATGACGCCGAGGACGTGGACGCCGCCATCGCCGCCGACCGCGAGCGGGAAAAGCGCCTCGGCCTCATCATGGAGGCGCCCAATGGCTGATCTGATCACCCGCCGCAGTACCTTGGCTCCGGCCAGCATCGACGCCAAGGCCCGCACCGCCGAGGTGGTGTGGAGCACCGGGGCCGGCGTCCGCCGCCGCGACCTCTCCGGCCCCTACGAGGAACGGCTGTCGCTGGCCCCCGACGCGGTGGACCTGACGCGCCTGATCGGCGCCTCGGTGCTGGATGCCCATCGCCAGGACGCGGTACGCGACGTGCTGGGCACCGTCCGGTCCGCCTCGGCCGATGGAAGCCAGGGTGTGGCGCTGGTGCAGTTCTCCGCCCGGCCCGAGGTGGAGCCGGTCTGGCAGGACGTCATGAGCGGCATCCTGCGCCACATCTCGGTCGGCTACACCGTCGAGCACTGGGCCGAGAGCCTGGACAAGGGCGTGCGGGTGCTGACCGCCACCCGTTGGACGCCCATCGAAATTTCCCTGGTCCCGACGCCGGCCGATCCCGGCGCCCATATCCGCATGGAGGAGAGAATGCCCGAAGCCGCCACCACCATCCCCGAAGGGGATGGTGTCCACACCCGCGCCGCCATCAATGCTGAAATCCGCTCCGTCGCCCGTGTCGCCGGGTTGGGGCAGGATTTCGTCGATGGCCTGATCGACCGCGATGCCAGCGCCGACGAGGCCCGCCGCGCCGCCTTCAGCGAACTGGCCCAGCGCAGCAGCGCCGCGATCCGCACCGAGCAGGTTCGGGTCGAACACGTCGCCAGCCACGATGACCCAGACACCCGCGCCCATCAGATGGGCGAGGCGCTCTATGCCCGCATCAATCCGGCCCATGCCCTTTCGGAACCGGCCCGGCGCTACGCCTATTCCACCTGCGCCGAGATGGCGCGGGAACTGCTCACCCTGCGGGGCCACGCCGTCACCGGCCTGTCGCCCGCCGCCATGGTCACCCGAGCCCTGCACACCACCAGCGATTTCGGCATCATCCTGGGCGACACGGTGGGGCGCACCCTGCGCGCCGCCTATCAGGGTGCCCCCTCGGGCATCCGCAAGCTGGGCCGCCAGACCTCGGCCCGCGACTTCCGCGCCGTCAACAAGATCATGCTGGGCGAAGCGCCCCTGCTGGAGAAGCTGGGTGAGCACGGCGAAATCAAGGCCGGCACCATGGCCGAGGCCCGCGAGGCATACAAGATCGAGACCTGGGCACGCAAGATCGGCATCACTCGCCAGGTGATCGTCAACGACGACCTCGGCGCCTTCTCCGACCTCGCCCGCCGCATGGGCCAGGGAGCGGCCGAGACCGAGGCCCGCCTGCTGGTCGAATTGGTGGAGGCCAACTCGGGCAACGGGCCGAAACTGTCGGACAACAAGCCGCTGTTCCATGCCGATCATGGCAACAAGGCGGGAGCGGGGGCGGCGATCTCCGACACCACCCTGTCCGCCGCCCGTCTGGCTCTGCGCACCCAGAAGGGCAACGAGGACCGCATCATCCGGGTGACGCCCAAATACCTGCTGGTGCCCCCGACGCTGGAGACCGAGGCCGAACGCTGGCTGGCCTCGGTAGCGGCGGCCAAGGCGGCCGACGTCAATCCTTTCGCCGGCTCGCTGACCATGGTGGTCGAGCCGCGCCTGTCCAGCGCCGGCCGGTGGTACGTCACCGCCGATCCGGCCGAGATCGACGGGCTGGAATTCGCCTACCTGTCGGGAGCCGAAGGCCCGCAGGTGGAATCCAAGTCGGGCTGGGACGTGGACGGTGTCGAGATCCGGGTGATCCTCGATTTCGGCGCCGGCTTCGTTGATCACCGCGGCTGGTACGCCAATGCGGGGGTCGCGTAATGGCCGACACCGACCAACTGCTGGCCTGGCGGGAGGCGCTGCTGCGCGCCCGCTACGCCGGCACCCGCACGGTGGAATGCGATGGACGCAAGGTGGAGTACCGCTCGGATTCCGAGATGGCCTCGGCCCTGGCGGATTTGGAGCGCCGCCTCGGCACCAGCCCCCGCGTCACCCAGGTGCGGATCAATTCGAGCAAGGGAGTATAGACCATGAAAAATTTCATCCAGAATGGCCACATGATCACCGTGCCTGCCCCGACCGGGGGCGTGGCCTCGGGCCAGGGCGTGATCGTCGGCGGGCTGTTCGGCATCGCCGCCACCACTGCCCCGGAAGCGACCAATGTGGAAATCGCCACCACCGGCGTCTATGATCTGCCCAAGGCCCCGGCGACGGTATTCGCGCTTGGCGATTGGGTGGCCTGGGATGATGCCGCCAAAGTGATCGCCCCGCCCGCTGCCGGGCTGTACCCGGTGGGCGTTGCCATCACCGCCGCCGGCAATGGCGCCGTCACTGTGCGGGTGCGGCTCGATGGAGTGGCAACGGCAGCGGCGTGATTGCGTCAACGTCCAACTTTTCTTGCTGCGGCTTCCGTCCAAGAAGGGAACTGCTGGTAACCGGAATTCAGTTTCCAGCTGTATACTGGAAACTGATTTTCGAGGTTGTCAGCATCCTTCTTGGCGGCCAGCCACGATAAGCTGGTCAATGGAACTGGATCAAGGTTCTGGAATTGTCGCCACTGATTATCAGGCCCGATCTCATGAAAAGTCACCATCCCACTGGATCGGTCAATCGTGTAGCCGAGGGAACGGAACGGATTCGGACCCGGTGTCGGTGCTGATGACGCGAACGTATCGCCGCCCAATAACGTAGCGGAAAGAAGACCCGTTGGCCGAGAAGGAGGAAACGCACCAAGACCAAACAGCCCGCCGCTGAACTGCGGCGGCTGGGGCGCGAGAGCCTGAGCAAGAGATGAAAGGCCTCCTGAAGAACCAAAGCCGACGTCGTGAATCTGAACCCCGAGAATCCCGTTTCCTCGAGCCACACTCTTCAGAATCTCGTAGCGCACCCAAGGCCGCTGCCAAGTCTCCTGTCCAATTAGCACGCAGGTTACGGAACTGCCATCGAGCGCGCCGTTGATCATGCGCTTGATCGCGGGCACCCCCTGCTTTTTCGCTTCTTCCCAGAGACTCTTGTCGTAAAAGCGGGCGCCTCTTTCATATTGCCTCGCTATCACGTCGGAGTTTCGAACGACATTGGCCCGAGCCACGTCGTCATAGTGGAAGCTGAAAAAGACTTTACACACCATGGGCAGTTCTCACCGAGAAAAACGCCAGCGCTCCGATTACGACAGCTATCAGTGTAATGTGGAACGCGAAAATTGATGGCGTGAACAGGGTTACCCACCACGAAGGTGCAGCTGACGTGTATGGCCGAGCGTCTAGGCAGAACCGATCCGATGAGTTGGGGGCGGCTTTTCGAACGGCGTCATAGAGCGCGCGATACATGCGTTCCTGACGAAGGTAAAAGGCGTCGAGCCCCCAGAACGTAATTGCGGGAAGGAGACCCGCAATCATAGCCAAGGGAGGTTGCGCGCCCCGGACCGCCAGCAGGAACACCGCCGCCACAAGCGTCACCGACCATCCCTTCAACACGAACGAATTCCTGGCGTGACGATCAACCACGTCCTGGATAAGCTCAAGGTGCTTGGGCAGATCGTCGGGTTCCCCCACCATGATGCCTCTATAATGTAGATCCCCGCCCGCCAAGGCAGACTTGTTACTAGATAATGTAGTCCAAATTGCATTGCGGCGCAAGATGTGGGCTCTATTTTTTGCTGATGATCGCGTGTTCGCCCTCGCGGAATACGGCGTCGCTGATCCGCTTCAGGAGCGCAGCGTGGTCCGCGAAGGTGCCGACGTGGCCCCAGCTGATCTCGTCCGGGGCGTATCCGAAGTGGTCGGCGCTGGCGTTCGCGAGACGAGCCAGCTTGGCGTCTATCTCGGCCTTCCTGACGACGAAAGTGGCGAGGGCGGCATCGTTGATCTTGGGCATGACCGCCTTCCAAAGCTGCGGAGACCATGAAGGCGTGATCGCGTTCGACTATCAAGTTGAACCAAGACAGGAGACTGAATTTTGTGGCAGCGTATTGCTTTAATGAGGACTTAGGTTCTGGCCGTAAAAATAGGGGCGGTCGGGTGTGGCTGATATCAAGGAAGCAGTAATGAACAAGGATTTCCGAGAAATCGGTCACTGTGGTGGAAAACTGCGGGTCGATGTCGAGACCGGCGATGACGACAGCAGGGCTTACAGCTTGGGATACAGCCACTCCTCGGCAGGCCCGGCGGCATTCTTCATGATTTACGCCATACCTCAGGGAATCCCGGTTGCTACAATTTCGACGCCGGGCTTGGGGCAGGAAATGCCTCCCCCGCCCGTCCCTGGCAGCTTTCCTCTCATTATTGCCTCGGACAGTGAGGGACGGTTCGGCCACCGGTGCGAGAGTTGCGGCGAATATTGGCGGTCGAGCGGGGCACCTTCGGCTTGGCCGCTGACCTGCCCCTATTGTGGCCTTCGAGCGCCGACGCATGCCTTCCTAACCTTGGGGCAGCGGGCTTACGTCTCAGAGTTCTGCGAACTCATCGAGAGCGCAGTGAATGCAGGCGAAAGCGCTACCATTGATATGGATGCCCTCGCCGATAAGGTAGGCGAAGATACCGAGAGACCTCGGTTCTATTATTCGGAGGTAAGCCAGCAGAACCAGTTCATCTGCGGCGCATGTGGCGCCTGGAACGATGTCCTCGGCCGGTACGCTTATTGCTCCTCCTGCGGCACACGGAACGATGTAGCCGAGCTTGTGTTGGCCATCGCTCGTATACGCGAACAAGTGAATGGCGGTGGAGCGCCAGATGAATGCGTCAAGGGCGCGGTAAGTGCCTTCGATACAGCAGCGAAAAAAATAGCCGATGAACTCATTCGGCTGGTGCCAATGACTACAGCAAGACGAAATCGCCTCAAAGACAAGCGGTTCCACGACATTCGTGCCCGGGCCACCGATATCAACGAACTGTTTGGCATCGACGTGTTCGATGGCTTCCAGCAGGACGACATCGACTTTACTGCGATGATGTTCCACCGCCGCCACATCTACGAACACGGAGGTGGAGAGGTGGACAAGAAATATATCGAAGAGAGTGGCGACATCTCGGTTCGGCCGAAGCAAACGCTTCGGGAGACCAAAGAGAATGTCCACCGCCTTGCGGGCTTGGTAACAAAGATGGTCCGGACGCTTCACAAAGGCTTCCACGATATATTCCCGGCCCATCCGACCCCATTAAAGATCGAGGCCGAGAAGCAAGCCCTTATGAAGTCAAGACAGCTTGGCTACCGCTGACTCGATGGTGCCACCCGCTGCCAACGCCCGCCTGGGGATTTGTTGACATGGCGTTGACATGACTTTCACCCTATCGC